AGGCGCGGTCGTGCGGCGTACATCCATAGGCGGTTGCATTGGCCATGCGGGCTGATTGCCTGGAGGCCTGGCGCTTTTGCTTCCAGGCTTCACGGTTTGCGGCCTGCAGCTCTTCCTTGGAGAGCTTGTCGCATGCGGCCTGCAGATGCTCGCCGCCAAAGTAAACGCCAAGGCCTTTGACGCGCACCTTCAGCGCGCCAAATGTGTAGTCAGTGACTACGGCTTGTGTTGTTGTGCCCATCACACACCGCCTTTCGCTTCAACAACGTTGAACTTGTGCCACGGGTATGGCTCGGATGTGTCCTCTGTGATCCGTCCAGTACGTTTCAGAGCGTCGATGCAGCCGCGCAGCCAAAGTAGCTCGCTCATATCAAACGTGCTGATGCGTGGGTCTTTGGATAAAGCTGCAAGCACGCCTGCTGGCGTTCTCCGGCTGGGTGGTAGTGAGGCTGCCGATCCGCTGAAGCTGTCCACGTAGATCGGTCTGAATGTTTGGTTCTTAGGCATCACGCGCCTTTCACTTCAGCGATGGCGGCGAGGGCGTTGTTGATTGCAGCAACGTCGCCGTTATTTAGATCATGTCCTTCCGGCGCGTCCGTAACCGCCTCCAGCGCCGCCAGCAGCTTGTCGCTCTGGGTTACTGCGTCGTAGTGCGCCTGAATCCACATGCGCGGCTCCAGGGTAGCGAGGTGTTCCCAGTCGGGGGAATCCTTCATCACCCTTGCGGTTTCGATGTACTCGGCGTGGATTCGACCGTCGATGCGGCGGCGATAGACGAACACAGTCGCCGCCAGGTTTTGCTGCGCGCTCATTGCACCACCTCCACCCGCCCGTCGCGGTAAAACAGCTTGTCACCCATGCGGCTGGGCATGCTGAACGCAGCCATGCGTGCAGGCGGCAGATCGGTGCGCAGCTCGGGGCAGGCATAGTCGCCAGACATCACATTTATCCGGCGAGGCGCTGCCACGTTTGGCGCCGCTGCTGCTCGATCTTCACTGATGGCCCACACAGGGATTCCACCTTGGCGCTTCAAATCAACACGGCCAAGCATGTGCATATTTGAAAGATGGTTGCGGACAGTCTTGACATTAAAGCCGGTTGACCGCGAAATATCTATCGCTGTACTCCACGGCTTGCGCGCAAGCATCTTCTTGATGAGCGCAGCTTTATTCTCGGATTCAGTGTTCACGTTCTCTCCTTCGTGTTGTTGGTGTTGAGATAATAACACCACTTTACTCACGCATGTGTTGTTTTTTACACGATTTTATAAGTCCATTACTTCGACATCGTGCGGCTTCTTGCGGCCTGTCATGATCTCGTGGATGCGTCGCTCTGTCAGGCGGTGGCAGCGGATCATGGTTCTGGCGGGCAGGACTTCCAGCACAGCTGCGTAATCCTCCAGCACTGCGCGCACAGCCTGGATGCCTGCTGCGTCGAGCCTGATGTGCCCACCTGCCTTGTGTCTGCGGCCAGCGAGTGCAAGCGCTGTGATGGCGTCCATCAGCAGCCCCTGTGTGTCCTCGCACACGCCTTGCGTGATGAGAGTTTCCAGCAGGTTCACCGCGTCGGAACACACGCGCCAGTCGTCGGTGGTTGGCTCTGCGGATGTTTCGATCTGGTGCAGGCCAGCCCACATCCTCGTCAGTTGGTGGCTGCGTATCTCAGCAGGCAGAGGCTCAGTCGGGCTGGCGGCCAGCTCGTCCAGAAGCGTGTAGGTGTAGATTGGTACTGGCTGGCGGCGGCGTTTTTTCATAGGGCCGCTCCGATCTCGGCGGCGGCGCGAACGATGGCGCGGCGGGTGGCTGCGAACTTCCCGTATGTCGTGTCGTGCCACTCCGTAATCGCGCCGTAATCTCCTCGGAGTGGGAACGTCACGCTTTGCCCTTCGCTGCCGTCCTCGCTCGGCGTGGCGTTCATGATGTCAATGTTCAGCTTCACCGACAGCCGCAGCGCATCGCCGTCGTCTTCAAGTGGGTTCCATTGCCTACCTTCGTGGACAAATACGCCGTCGTCACGAAGCACTCCCTCCCACGGCACACCAGCTGCCTTTGCCGCCAGTTCCAAAAGTTCTCGATCCGTCTTCATTTCCGTGCCTCCATGCTCGCCAGATACTTGTCCACAGCGCTCTGGCGGTAACGCACAGGACTGCGGCGGCCAGTGCCGAGCTTGATCCAGTCCGGGCCGATGTTCTTGGAGCGCCAGGCTTCGGCGGTAGTGCGGTGAATTCCAAGCTGCTCTGCCATCTGGTCAGTGGTCAGCAGCTTGTCATCGAGGACGCTGGGCAGGTTGTCGGTGCGGATGGTGAATGTGTTTGTCATGGTGTTCCTCTGGTTATTTGGGTGGGGTACTCGCTGCGTCTGATGCACTGGACTACTCGCGCTCCAGCCACGCTATTCGGTCAGCATCCGCTTTCCCCCTTAATCGTCAGATCGGGCTGTCAGCCTCTTCAGCCATATGCGTGGCGTCCACGTCGATCACGCCGTCATCGTCCAGCGGCGTAACGGCAGGCTCAGGCGCGGCCTCGGCGACTTTCTGCAGGCGAGATGGGCGGCGCGGTGCGGCTTCCTGCTCTGGTGCCTGCTGTGTCTGTTCTTGCGCCACAGGCTCAGGCGGCATGAACAGATCGTCGTCCTCGGCCAGTGCGCCGTCCAGATCGGTGGACAGCGGCAGGCGCTTAGCCAGTCGGCGAATGGCGGTCTTGCGGGCCATCTCGTCCCACCACGTCACCCACGGGCCGGATGACTTGGCGCGGCTCACATTGCGCACCTGCTCCACCTGCTTCTTGGACAGGATCTCCACGTAGGCAGCGCCGTCCTTCATCTTAGCCACGGCGTACACGCCAACGATGTCGCCTCGGTCACCGAACCAATCCGGCTCGTGCGCTGGCACCAGGTCGATGCCCGGTCGGTAGGTGAACTTGTCGTTCTTGTAAACGATCTGGGCGTCAATCGAAGCCAGTTCGCCAGAGTTGCGCACCAGCTTCAGCACGCCGCCCAGCATCGGCATGAATTGACACTTGCCGCCGAACGTCACGATGGCGCCCTCGCGGCCATCAGGCAGCAGGCCCATCTGCGCGGCGCGGGTGGCCGACGCAAACAGAGTGCGGCGGTCGGCGTTAATCAGTTCCGGGTTCGTCTGCACGGCGGTCAGTGTGGTGCGAACGAAGCGCTCAACCGGGATGTGTGCGGGCAGGGCGGCTTTGAACTGAGGGGCCATCTTCTCGATGGCCGGGCGAATCTCTGCGAGTGCGTTGCTCATGCTGTTTCCTTGGTGGTTGCGGGGGTTGCGGCGGCATCTGCTTTGGCGGCCTGAGCCATCAGGGCGGACGCCATGTAGCGGGCCTGCTCTGGCGTCATGCAGAACGTGAATGACAGGCTGCCAGAGTTCTGGCTGAGAGTAACGAGCGCGCCAAACGTCGGGCTATTGAGCGCATTGACGTGGAGCGATGAAGTTCTTGAGAACTCCTTGACTTCAATGTTGGCCATCTTGCTTCCTTGTGTTGAGAATTCCGCATCAGTATAACACTGAATAACACGTTCACTTCTGTTTTTTTACGTTGACTCGCAGGTTGCGATAACCTTTGCGCCCACCGTAGGACTGGCCGACCATCTCCGGCGTGATGAGTGTCGGCGGCGTTTCAGCAATCATCGAGGCGCTGATGGTGAAGCCTGGCAGCATGACTTTCTCGGCGTCACCGATGGCTTCCAGCAGCCGCGCCTTGGCGACTTCCTTGTCTTCGGCTGCGTTCTTCTCGGCGTTGCTGGCCTGTCGGTATTCCTCCACCAGTGCAGCGATATTCGCATCACCGCTGGCGTCGATCACCTTGCCCGGTTGGGCGTACTGGTTCAGTCGGATGACGGCCTCGGCGTCGGCAGGCATCACGGGTTCCGGCTCGCGGTTGTCCTCGATGGATCGCCAGAACTCGGACACGCGGTGGCGAATGGCGCGGATCACATCCTCGTCGCGATGGCGCTCGATGACGACGCCACGGTTGCCAGCCACAAAGGCGCCGATGAACGCGCGCTTGAATCCGCTGACGGCCATCTGGTGCTGGACTTGCATTTCGATATGCTCAGGGGCCTCCAGCGTGCCGTCGTCGTGTTCGATCCAGCCATCTCTGAAGGCCAGATAGTCCACGTTCTTGATCTCCAAGTGGACAGGCTCACCCAGACTGGTGATGACGAAATCGAACGAGCTGCCCATGCGCGCGTCGGGATCGCGCATGTACTCCTTCATGGGACGGATCTCCCAGCCCTGTTCCTCGGCGATGCCGTGGGCGATGGCCGACTCCAGGCGGTTCCCCCACTTCATTCGCTCGTTGACGGTGAATTCAGGCACGACGCCTGAGCGCTTGCGGTGCCAGAGGTCGAAGTGCGTCACGTAGGGCGACATGCCGAACAGCGCTGCGGACTCGGTGGACGTTACGTCCTGCGTGCGCATCTGGAGCCAGTGTTCCTGACTGCTGGGTTGGATGATTTGGGTGGCCATGTCAGTTGCCTTTCACTTCAGCGATGGCGGCGCGGGCCTGATAGATGGCTGGCTGCATTTCAACGTCGCCAATGTCATGCACTGCGGTGTAGTTGCGCAGCATCACCTCCAGCGCCCCCAGCAGCTTGTCGCGCTGCGCCTGCAGTGACACATACGCTCTGTCGATGGTGTTGACTAACCGCTCCAGCGCTTCGGTGCTGATGCCCTCACAGGCAT